GACGCCGGGGAGGGCACCGATGTCCTGGATCGCGTCACGGAGTTCGAGGAGGCCCCCGTCGTCCTGCAGCTGCTGGGTCACAGTGGGCTGTCCTACCAGGCGCTCAAGCTGGACATCCAGAGCGCGGGCGAGGGCGCGCAGGGTGTTGATGCGGGCGGATTGGCGCTGGCCCTGCTCAAGCTTCCGGATGGTGTCGACGTGGACCTCGGCCCGTGCTGCGAGCTCTTCCTGGGTGAGGTCGCGGAATTCGCGGAGGCTGCGGATGCGGTCGCCGATGGACGTATTCATGGGGACTCCCGCCAGAGAGTGTGTGATGCGTCCACGGTACTGCTGGCGGGAAACCGGCGGGGTCGCGATGCAGCCCGCGCCCGGACATGCCGAAAGCGGCCCCGCCCTCCCGAAGGAGAGCGGGGCCGCATGCGGTTCATGGGTACTCTCTGCGCTGCGGATCCAGGCCCAGCGCCAGCGCGTTTCCCTGGCCGTTCCCAGGCACCGGATCCGGCGCCCCGTCCCTCCGGCACACCAGAGCGTCCGGGTCCCACGACGGGGCCTGCAGCGAGTAGCCGTCCGGGCAGTTCTGTCCGTCCACGCCATCGCGGCCATCGGTGCCGTTCGCGCCGTCCTGTCCGGCAGGACCAGGCGGGCCCGCTGGCCCCTGCTCGCCCTGGGGACCGGCAGGCCCGGTCGGGCCGACCGCCCCCGGACGCCCATCCGCGCCGCTCTGCCCAGGTGAACCTGACGGGCCTGGCTCGCCAGATTCGCCCTTCTCCCCGGTAGCCCCCCGCGGCCCCGGGATCGGCACCGGCACCTCCGCACGGTCCGGGAGATCTTCCACCGCTCTTGTTGGATCCGGCGCCACTGGCGTCGCGCCCTCAGCTTGCACCTGCGCCCGCAGCGCGCGCACGTCACCGGCCAGCGTCGACACCGCCGTCCCCCGGAGGTTCGCCTCCTGCTCGAGCTGGCTGGCCATCTCGTCGCGGTCGAGGAGCAGCCACACCACCGCCGCTGCACCACCACAAAACAGCAGCACTCCGAGCGTCCACAGCACATGTCGCGCCCGATACAAGGCGCTCTGCGTCCGCGTCATGGCGTCCCCCCGAGCTGCGTCACCAGCAGCCGCAGACGTGCGACCTCCAGCTCGAGGACGTCGACGCGGGCCTCCGCCTTGGCCTGATCCGCCTCCGCCTTGTCCCGCTCCGCGACGAGCCGCTGCGTCAGGCTGTCGTACATGGTCACCGCGCTGGCCTCCCTGGCCGCCCTGGTCGCGCCGCGGTTGCCGTACATGGCGGCCGCTGCGGCCACGGGCCCGCCGATCAGAGCTGCGATCGCCGTGACCATGGCCGCGTCCACGCCACCACCACCTCCCCGCAGCGCTCATGGGGCAGCGTCAGACGCCCTTGGCGAGCGACGCACTGTTCGTGACGTCCCGCCAGCGGGCGACCAGGCCCTTGGCGAGGGCGAGTACAGCGCCGACTCCGCCTGCGCCGGCGGCGTACCACATGCTGCCGTTGAGGGGCTGGGTGATGACGATGCCGCCGATGAACGACTGCAGGAACGTGGACAGGACGCGCTCGAGGAGGTCGCGGCCGTAGGTGCTGGCCGTTTTGATGACGGTCTCGGTGCTGGGCAGATGGATGTCGGACATGGGGTTCCTCTCGTGGGGTCAGGCGGTGACGGTGAAGCCGTGGCGGGCGGCCAGGCGCTTGAGGGAGGCGGAGCCGGGGATGCCGTCGGCCGCGGTGCCGACGTAGCCCCCGCCGGCCGGGGAGCGCTGCCAGCGCGCGTAAGCCTCGACGGTCTTGCTGCCGAAGCTGCCGTCGACGTAGGCCGTGGCGAGCAGGCCCTCGGCCTTCAGCGCCTTCTCGACGAGGAGGACTTCGGCCTTGTAGGTCGTGTGGCCCTGCGCGGCAGCCGGGTCCTTGCGGGCCGCCGCGACGACGTGCGCCAGGGACACCTTCGGCTTCGATGTGGCGGGCGGTGTCGCCTCGGCTCCGACGAATGCCGGCCAACTACCCGGGTCCTGGTGGGTGTTCTCCGGGACCTGGCTGTGCCCGTACCAGCCCGCCTCCGACTCCCAGGTGGACTCGGAGCGGTGCGAGGTGAAGTCCGTCGGGCGGCCCATGGGCCATGTGTTGGGGACGCCCCAGGAATGCACCCACGCCTGCAGCTCGGCCCACCCCTTGCAGGGGGTGTCGACGAGGCGGGCGTACACCTTCCCGTCGACTCGGCAGTACGGGAAGAAGAGCGCCTCCACCTGGATGAGGACCTTCCCGGCCCTGTTGGTGCGTGTCCCTCCCGCCTTGTCGGCCAGCGACTTGGAGCGGCAGTTCGCCGGGACGAACTGCGTGCGCCGGCCGGTGAACGGGTCCCAGAGGATGTGCGGCGCGACCGCCCGGCCCTCCGGGTTCCGTCCGAAGTAGTCGACCGGCCGCTCGTAGGGCACGAGCGCGATCGGCATGGAGGCCGTCGCGTTCTCGTCCCATGTGATGTGGCCAAGCGCTTTCGCGGGGCCGCCGTCGGTCGGCTGGTGGTCGCCTATGTCGAGCCGGGTGGCGCCCGGCATCCAGAGTTCGGGCATGGGTGCTCCAGACATGACGAAAGCCCCGGCCATCGGCTCGGGGCGTCGGGGTGGTGCGGGGTCAGCTGGCGGTCTGGTACTCGACCTGGGCGCGGACCACGTGGGTGTTGGCGAGGGTCTCGGGCACAGTGGCCGCGAGCGTCGCGGACCGGGTGTCTGTGCTCGATGCGGGGAAGGTCGCGTTGAACGCCGCGTTCCCGCCGGTCATGATGACCTGCCCGTTCCAGGCGTTGGCGGCGACGAGGCGGGCGGTGCCGAGGTAGTCGACGCCGGACGCCGACGTGAACGGCAGGCCGATGGAGTAGCCGCCGCTGCCGTAGGTGGTGGTCGACCCCATGGTGATCTTGACGACGGCGATGCATTTGCGGCCGACCTTCAGGTAGCGGCCGGTGATCGTGCCGTTGCCGATGGCCGGGTTGGTCGACGCCGTCCACGTCGGCGTGTACGTCGTCCACGCGTCGAAGACCGAGTTGAGCTGATCGCGGATCTCCTGGTTCATCAGCGCTGCGGAGACCACCTCGCCGACGACCCACGTGCGCGGTGCGAACGTCATACGCCACCGCCCGGGTCACCGACGACCGGCGCGTTCGGGTTCTTCGGGTCGAGGTCGTTCCACCAGTTCCGCAGGTAGGTGGGCTGGGTGAGCAGGCTGGCCTCGACGGCGGCGACGTCGGTGGGGTAGATGACGTCGACCCAGCCCCAGCCGCACTCGGTGCACGCGAACCGCTGGTCGACGGGCGAGCCCACCTGGGCGGATCCGCACTGGGCGCAGTCGACGACCCACCGGTTCTGGTTGATGCGCGCCCAGTACGGGGCCTGGTCGACGGTGCCCTCGGGCGGGGTGACGCGCCGGCCCATGCGGGCCTCGATCCACTTCCACACCAGCTCGGCGCCGGGCACAGCCGCCCAGGCGTCCGGGGGCAGGCTGGTCGGCGGCTTGTAGAACGTCTCCGCTCTGACGACGGGGATCGGCACGGATGCTCCTTCAGTAGGCGAGGCGGGTGGTGGATCCCAAGACCGAGTAGGTGGGGTCGTCGAGGACCCACACCGAGTCGGTGTAGGCGGCCGACGTGTGGAACTGGATTGCGTGGCTGTTGTGCTTGATCGTCTCGGCGTAGCCCTCGACGGTGCAGCGGATCGATGAGGCCGGCGCCTGCGACGGCATGTTGTTCACCGAGAAGTACGAGCTGATGTCGGCGTCGAGGATGTCCAGGTAGGTGGACATCGAGTACGCCTCGATCGGCACTTCGCGCAGCTCGGCCTGCGGGTTGGCGTAGCGGGACACCCGCCAGTACGCGGCGTCCAGCACGCTATTGTCCGTGGTCTTCAGGATGGACAGCTCGCCCGGGTCGTAGGTCCCGAACGCCTGGATGCTGGACGGCGCGGTCACCTTCTGTGTGGCGCCGCCCGGCCGCGACGCTTCGAGGAAGTTGACGAGCTTCTGGTCATCGAGGGCGAGTTCGACGCTGTCCGTCTCGAGGTCGGCGTAGTCGATCGTGAAGGTCTCGCTGGCGGGGTCGGGGTTGTAGCGCAGGTCCCTGGACTGGAAGGCGAGGCCGTAGTAGTCCCGCTCGGCGTACAGCTTCGCGGACTCGGTGGCTTCGACCTCCCGCATCCGGGCCATCACCGACGAGCCGGCCGGCCCCTGTGAGGCGATGGGATCGAACGTGCTGCCCAGGATGGTCACCGAAGTCAAGGCGACGTACTTCGCCAGACGGGCAATGCGCTCGTCGGCGCTCTCGCCGGCGAAGCCGGTGGTGCCGGCTTCGTAGTGGTCCGCGGCGATGAGGGTGCCGATGTGGGCGTCGGCGAAGGTGACGGCGACGTGGGCGAGCTGGCCGGTGAAGAGCCGGGCGCCGCGGTACCCGCCGACGTGCAGGGTGCGAAGTGCACTCATGGCGGGATTGAACACATTGGTGTCCACGGACACGCCATCGACGAGAGTCCTCACCGTGGGCAGGCCGTCGACGACGACGTGGTGCCATGCGCCGTCGGCGATGGCGGTGGTGGTGTCGTGGACGGTGAGGGCGCCCCCGCTGTCGGTGTATTCGACGGTGAGGGTGCCGGTGGCGCTGATCCCGAAAACGATCTGGTGGTCCAGGCTCGGCTCGAACAGGCCCATGATCGCCCTGCTGCTCGTGCTGGTCTTGACCCAGAACTCGACGACCGCCGCGTAGGGGCCGGAGGCTGCCTGGAAGCCGGCGCCGAGGTCGCCGGTCAGGTACTTGCCGGCGCTGGAACTGGCCGGGGTGAGCGTGATGCTGGTGTCGCCGGTCTCGGGCAGGCCGTCGCTGCCGAAGACGAGTGTCCCGCCGGAGCCGACCTGGGTGATGGCGAGGGATCCGCAGCCGGAGCCGGAGACGTCGCCTGCGGCTGTGGACTCAGACGGCTCGGTGAGGGGGTAGTAGGCGCCGACGAAGTGGCTGACGGTGGACGAGTACAGGCTGAGGATCTCCTCCCCCAGCATGCTCTTGAGCTTCGGCCACCGGTTGAGGCGCTTGAACAGGTCCGTGCACGTGACCTTGGTCATCGAGGCCAGGCCCTTCCAAGAGACCGGGAACTCGTTGACGACCCCCCAGAAACGGGGCCTGATCTCGGCACCGACCAGGTCCCACTCGATGTAACCGGCCGTGCCGCCGGTGCGGGTGGTCGGGAAGTCCACGGCATGGGTCTGGGAGGTGACCCAGGCCGGGGTCGCCAGGGTGCGCCGGATCGTCCAGCCGAAGCCGTCGCTGGACGTCTCCCAGGTGACGGTGCCGGCCGACTCCCGCACGCGCAGCCAGGCGTGGTCGATCGGCGAGTAGGTGAGGTTGACGGGCGCGCCGTCGGCGAACCCGGACTGCGACTGCGCGCTGATCACGCCGGTGCCCGCGTCGTAGCGCCAGCCGATCCGGGTGCCCGCCGTGGTCGAGGTGACCCACATCGACGCCGCGCAGTTGCTCGACCCGTTCAGCGCGGGCACGGTCGTCAGCTTCGCGGTCAGCTTGCTGCCGGCCAGGTTCCACTGGCGGGCCGACGTGAAGTTCGTGTCGACGCCCGGAACGAGCGCGATGCGCAGGCGGCCCTCGCCGGTCTCCGTCCCGGTGCCGCCGGTGTTCGTCGGCCAGCGCGCGGTGTCGACACGGCCGTCGTCGAAGTCGTCGCCCAGCATCGCCATCGGATAGGGCGCCGACCCGGACGTGGTCGGGATGACGGCGACGCTGATGCGGATCGGCGCGTTGGGCCGCACGAACGGGCTGTAGGGCGAGCCCGCGTTGCCGGGCGTGAAGCGGCCGTCGGTGTTGTCCAGCCACAGGGTGGCCGTCCCCGGCTGCGTGTCCGCCAGTTCGTCGGACGCGCCCCGGTTGATGGTCACCCCCTGCTTCTCCACGTCGACGAACGTGGTGATGTCCGTCCACGTGATCGTGTCCGGGAGCTGCACCAGCCCGCCCCAGCCCATCTCCACCAGCAACGGCACGAGATGCCCCCTTCGTCAGAAGCCGTAGTCGGCGCCACCGCGCCCGCGCTTGTACTTGGCGAGCACCTTCTCCAGCTCCCGCGCCGCGGCGTCGGGGTCGGTGGCGCCGTTGATGGTGATGTTCACCGTCAGCGGGCCGCCCGTGCCGCCTGCTGCTGCGGCCACGGCCATGACGGGGCGCGGGCCGGATACCGGGGCGGCGCCGAGACGGTCATCGTTGATCGCCTCGATGAGTCCCAGGTGCTTCGCCGTCGCACGGGCGTTGACGACGTACTCGCCGTCCGACGCCCACCACATGGGGATGCTGTCCGACGTGCCGGTGCCCGGGCCCCGCAGCCGCCCGCTCGGCATGCCGCCCCGGCCGAACCGAGGAGCAGGGCCGCCGTCGCGCCGGAACGGCTGCTGCACGTGCTTCTCTTCGTAGGTCGTCGTGACGTAGGTCTTGGCGACATAGCCGTTCAGGGCGCCCAGGGAACCCCGGATGAGGGCGATCTTCGCGGATGCCTGGTCTGTCGCCGTGATCGCGGGCGCCTTCTTCTGCTTCAGCGCGTCGAGACGGGCCTGCGCCTGGGCGACGGCGGCGTCGAGGCGCGACTTGTCCGCGCCGACCGCCGTCTTCTGCTTCTGCTTCAGCGAGTCGACGCGCTGCTGAGCCTGCCGGATCTTCATGTCCAGGTCGGTGACGTTGCCCCGGAACTTGACGTCCTTCGGCATCCCGGCGACGGCGTCGCTGTAGCCGTCAACCTTGTCGATGGCCTCGTCGAAGTACGTGCCCACCTTGGACTTGAAGCCCTCGGCGGACTTCGCCGCATCCGTGAAGATCTTCCCAACCCCGGGCAGCTTCCCGAGCGTGCCGGCCAGACCCTGCACGAGCATGACGGCCGCCGAGATCGACCCCTCCGTCAGCGCACGGAACCCCAGCAGCATCATGCGCACCTGCATCAGGACGACCTGCGCCGTCCCCGACATGACCTGAGTGACGATCTGCCGGAACCTCTCGGACTTCTTCCACGCCGTCACGAACGCGGCCCCGAGCAGGACGACCGCGGCCACCGCCAGGGTGACCGGGTTGGCGTTGAGGAGGAACAGGGCCGCGTTGACGCCGAGCGTCGCCACCTTGATCTCAAGGAGGCTGAGGGCGATGTAGGAGAGGGTCTCCGGTGGCAGCCAGCGGATGAACTTGGCCGCGCCCTCGGCGATGTCGACCCACGCGCCGCCGATCGGGCGCAGCGCGTCGTACAGATCCAGCGCGGCCACCGCCACGTTCTCCAGCGACCCGTTGCCCTCGGAGGCGATGTCCATGAACCGCTGGAAACCCGAGCTGTCACCGAGGCCTTGCCCCCACTTGGCGAACGCCGCGCTGCCCTTCTCCAGGCCACCGGTGAAGCGGTCGGACGTGGGCAGGAAGGCGGAGATGATCCCGCCGAGGCCGACGAACACGTTCTTGCCCGTGTTCAGCAGGTCGGGCAGCGTCTTCTTCGCCGCCTTGTCGACGCGGTCGAGAAAGCCCTTCAGGCCGTCGCCGTCGAGGTCGTCCATGAAGTCGGAGACCGCGTGCGCGGTGGTCTTCACCAGCGGCGTCAGCAGAGGCAGAAGCTTGCGCGCGCCGTCCAGACCGCGCGTGAAGATGGGCATCGTGTCCTTGGCCAGGGACGCCGACCACTTCTCATACGCCGACGTCAGCTTGGCCTGCGACAGAGCCGCCGCCGCGGTCTCCTTCGGCAGGTCCTTGGTCTGCCGCTGATACGCCTTCTCCGCATCGGCCGCAGCCAAGCGCGAGGAGGTGTACGCCTTCTGCGCCTTCTCCGCCAGGTCGGATCCCTTGGCCGCGAGCTCGTCGGCGACCTGCTTCTTACGGGCTGCGGTCTCCTGCGCGTCCGCCAACTTTTTCGCCGCGGCCGCGTTGTCGGTCATCAGCTTGATCTGCGGTTTCACCGCGGCACCGAACGCGCCGGCCGCGATGCCGGCCGACGCGAACCCG